CCCTCTCTTTTGCGTACCCTAAATGCTCCCAAATCAGACATCATTAAGCATCTTTCTCCAATCCGTCCAAATCGCTCATTCCCTCGTAATTTCGATTCTTCCAGACATTCTATCTGCCATTCAAGGGCTGCTTTAAGTTAATGACATTGGCATCACACAAGGGATCATCACTGAAATTTATTTCGATCATGCAATATTAACTGCTGATGATATGCATCTCTGGATTGATGATGACACACAATTTATGTTTCGATAATTTAACTGAGAAAGGAAACACTATATATGACGAGCTTTGATAAATTGGCTGATTATGATATTAGTCGTATAAAACTTTTAACTGATTTCTCTTACGATGATGCTTTAATCGGAGTCACAGAGGATAGTCGTGCCATCTATGATTACGATAAAATGGTTAAATGGCTCATTGAAGAAGAAGGCTTTGAAGAAACAGATGCTGAGGAATGGATCAATTATAACACGATACGTGCACTTGACTATGCAGGATCTGATTCTCCAATTATTATGCATGCACTTGCATAAATTGTATCAAATCGCTTAAGAAAGGAACTATGTATATGAATTATAAAATACTTGAATCTCATATATCAGAGTCAGAGATAAAATATTATGAAGATATTAATCCTGGATGGACGGTTAAAACAACCAACTGTTTATTAGTCACATTTGAAGACGGTACATCCACGACTTATATTATCTTCGAAGGTCCTTGGACCAAGGCTAATATGTGCAGAGATTGTGGATCATACTATGAAATTTCAATAGGTAATAAGATCCTAAAAATTCCTCACCTTAATGACTAGCACTTCTTCTATATACACAGTTTTCTCCACGAATATTTGTGTACTATATGGCTCAAATTGACTTGCTATTATGTGCTTTTAGAGTGATATATAGTACTACCAAAAGAAAATACACATTTTTAGGAGGAACCTACCATGAAAGAAATCAAAACATTTGAAGCAGCCATTAAGCAGAATGCAAAGAGTCTTGAGAAACTCGGAATCAACGCAACCTTATTCTGGGCATACAGAATCAGCAAGGAAACTGGAAACGAGGTCATCGACTTCAACGAGGTCATTTGGGATTACGACATTGTAGAAATTGCTCAGACCTTAAGAGCCAACGGTATTACCGAATTTACCATCAGCTCCACCTTTTCAAGCCTCATCGAAACCCTTGCAGCTTTCGAGAAGCAAGGCATCAGCATGACGGGCCTTACCACAGTAAAAGCCCGCTACACCGATTGGAAGACTGGCGAGCATGCCCTCATCCCTGCAATCAAAATGACGGTAAAGGAGGCATAAACCATGTGGAAAGAAGGAACAATCGGAATTCCAAAGAAAGACGGCGGATACAAAAGCGTAAAATACTGGGTCAAGCATTTTGATGAGCCAAACGAAGATTACGGTATCAACGGCGGTAAGATTTCAAAACTCAGCTTGAAGATGGACGGTGAGTGGATTGCCAACTACGACAGAGGCTGGGATATCGAGCCCACCTGCGAAGAAGCCAATCTTGCACTTAGCATTCTGCTGAACGAATTAAACTAAACCACCTGAAGAGAATATCAGGCAGGACGGTCCCAGATGGGGCTGTTCCTCGTTATAGACGTCGCCACCTGGCGGCTATTTTTATTTCTGCGAAAGGAGGCGCATACATTTGCGTAAACTTGAAAACTACACACCGACACGCTTTATGGCTGCAGACTCCAGCAACAATAAACAGATGGCGGATTACGCAGTCAATTTTATTGAATGTCTCTGCCACACCAAAGGCACATGGGCCGGTAAGCCATTTGAGCTCATCGACTGGCAGGAACAGATTATAAGGGATATCTTTGGCACTTTGAAACCGAACGGCTATCGTCAGTTTAACACTGCCTATGTGGAAATTCCTAAGAAAATGGGTAAGTCTGAGCTTGCTGCTGCCGTTGCCCTACTCCTTACCTGCGGTGATGGCGAAGAACGTGCTGAGGTGTATGGCTGTGCAGCTGACCGCCAGCAGGCAACCATTGTATTTGATGTGGCTGCCGATATGGTGCGTATGTGTCCTGCACTGAATCGGCGAGTAAAAATTCTCGCTTCCCAGAAGCGTATTGTCTATCAACCGACCAACAGCTTCTATCAGGTATTGTCCGCCGAGGCTTACTCAAAGCATGGTTTCAACATTCATGGCGTTGTATTCGATGAGCTACATACTCAGCCCAACCGAAAGCTCTTTGATGTTATGACTAAGGGCTCCGGAGACGCCAGGATGCAGCCGCTTTACTTCCTTATCACAACCGCCGGAACAGATACCAACAGCATTTGCTATGAAACACATCAAAAAGCAAAAGACATCTTGGAAGGCAGAAAGATAGACCCAACCTTCTATCCTGTCATCTATGGCGCCGATGAAACCGATGACTGGACAGACCCGGAGGTTTGGAAGAAAGCAAATCCTTCTCTTGGTATCACAGTCGGCATTGATAAAGTCGAAGCAGCCTGTGAATCTGCAAAACAGAATCCCGGCGAGGAGAATTCCTTCAGACAGCTACGACTTAACCAGTGGGTCAAGCAGGCAGTTCGTTGGATGCCAATGGAGAAATGGGATGCCTGCTCATTCAAGGTTAATGAAGAATCCTTAGAGGGCCGTGTCTGTTACGGTGGTCTGGATCTTTCCTCCACCACAGATATTACAGCCTTCGTGCTGATATTTCCTCCACTTGATGAAGATGACAAGTTCTGCATCCTTCCGTACTTCTGGATACCGGAAGATACGCTAGATCTTCGAGTAAGGCGAGATCATGTTCCTTACGATGTCTGGGAACGACAAGGATTTCTGGAAACCACAGAAGGAAACGTTGTCCACTACGGCTACATCGAGAAATTCATCGAGCGTCTTGGAGAACGCTTCAATATTCGTGAGATTGCCTTTGACCGCTGGGGAGCTGTTCAAATGGTACAGAACTTAGAAGGTATGGGCTTTACTGTTGTTCCGTTCGGTCAGGGATTTAAGGATATGTCTCCACCGACAAAAGAACTCATGAAGCTGACGTTGGAGCAAAAGCTGGCCCACGGTGGTCATCCGGTGCTTCGCTGGATGATGGATAACATTTATATCCGCACTGATCCTGCCGGCAATATAAAGGCAGACAAAGAAAAATCCACAGAGAAAATCGACGGAGCTGTTGCCACCATCATGGGCCTTGACCGTGCGATCCGCTGTGGAAACAATACCGGTGCTTCTGTCTACGATGAAAGAGGAATTTTGTTCATATAAAAACGGAGCTCTTGTTTTTACTCAAAAGCTCCATTACTGTTTATTTATTTGAATTTATGATTCCTTCAATATCACGGCCACCGTAGAATATTCGAGCTACTGTAACTGCCCTTTTCTCATCATCAACCAGATAATACACAATAAAGTTGTCTACCGGAAGCTGATGCATTTTCATCGAATGCCAAGGCTCCCAGTCAACTAACGCATAGCGAGCCGGCATGAAATCCAATGAACGAACCTCTTTTCGGATGCGGCCCAGCTGAGCAGAAGCAGTCTCCGGAACAAGGAGTTCATTCGCAATGTACGAATAGATTTCACGTAAGTCTTCAAGTGCATCTACAGAATAGCCGACTTTATAGCTATCTGTCATATGCCAAACTCCTTTGCAAGTGCCGCATCGACTTCATCTGCAGAATATACCTTTCCTGCTTTGATGGAATCAACACCCTTCTGGAGTTCTGCATCAAGCTGTTCTCTGGTCATTGCACCAACAGCTAATGGCTTAGAAGAAGGAAGTTTCAGTTCAAATGGCATACCCTTCTTCAGTACAATCTGGCTATAAAGCATCTGAATTGCACTGGATGGAGAAATGCCAAGCTGAGAAAGAATGCTCTCAGCATTATCCTTGAGATTGGTATCTATTCTTGCATAAACAGCGGATGTATTTGCCATAGTATCGCCTCCTTTTTATTTATTATATTCGTTTTTGCTTGCGATTGCAAGCATTTGCATAGATTATTTTATGACAAAACTTTGAATTTTATACGCCCTTTGCGGCAGAAAGGAATATTTATGGGATTCTTATCAGGACTGTTTCACTCCAGGGACAAGCCCACCAACAGCACCAATGGCAGTGCCTATCGCTTTCTCTTTGGTGGAAGCAACTCCGGCAAAGCCGTCAATGAACGAAGCGCCATGCAGATGACTGCAGTCTATGCTTGCGTCAGGATTCTTTCGGAGTCCATTGCTGGGCTTCCGGTTCATGTCTATAAATACACGGACTCTGGTAGCAAAGAAAAAGCGATCAAGCATCCATTATATCGATTAATACATGATGAGCCAAATCCAGAAATGACATCCTTTGTCTTCCGGGAAACCTTGATGACGCATCTGCTTCTTTATGGAAATGCCTATGCGCAAATTATCCGAAATGGCAAAGGTGAAGTCATCGCGCTCTATCCGCTAATGGCCAATCGAATGAGTGTGGATCGTGACGATAAAGGGCACCTCTACTATCAATATCAAATGCAGGATTCCGACGCACCAACTATGAAAAACGGAACAGTCATCCTGAAGTCATCGGATGTACTCCACATTCCAGGCCTTGGCTTTGACGGTCTGGTCGGTTACTCTCCTATTGCTATGGCTAAAAACGCTATCGGTCTTGCTATTGCAACAGAGGAATATGGTGCTAAGTTCTTTGCAAACGGTGCCACACCGGGAGGCATACTGGAATATCCCGGCACCGTAAAAAATCCGGAAGCTGTCAGAGAAAGCTGGACCAAAGGCTTCTCTGGAAACAATTCGCATAAGGTGGCTATTTTAGAAGAAGGCATGAAATACACGCCTATCTCCATCTCACCCAATGAAGCACAGTTTCTGGAAACAAGAAAATTTCAGATTGATGAAATAGCTCGAATCTTTAGAGTACCGCCTCACATGGTCGGTGATCTTGAGAAATCGAGCTTTTCTAATATTGAGCAGCAATCTCTCGAATTTGTGAAGTACACCTTGGAGCCTTGGATTGTCCGTTGGGAACAGTCCATTAACCGAGCCCTTCTGTCTGAATCAGAGAAAGCTGCTTATTTTGTAAAGTTCAATGTTGACGGTCTCTTGCGTGGTGATTATCAAAGCCGAATGAACGGTTATGCCACTGCAAGGCAGAACGGCTGGATGTCTGCAAACGATATCCGTGAACTTGAAAACCTGGATCTCATCCCACCGGAACTTGGTGGTGACTTATATCTCATCAACGGAAACATGACCAAGCTGGAGGATGCAGGAATATTCGCAGCGATTGACACAGGGGTCCCCAAAGAGTTGGATAACTCTTTGGGGAGAGGACGAGCAGCGAAACAAATGAACTTTTCGCACTCGTGCGGAAACGAATGCTGTGTAGCTTGTGAGGACGACAGAAAGGAGGACGAGAACGATGAAGAAGTTCTGGAAGTGGAAGAATCAGACGGTGACCAATCAGGAGACACAGGAACAGACACTGGAGAGGACACTGTTTCTAAACGGCACCATCGCAGAGTAAAGCTGGTTTGATGACGATATCACACCTAAGCTCTTTCGAGATGAGCTGTTTGCTGGAAACGGAGACATCACCATTTGGATTAACTCTCCGGGAGGCGACTGTGTGGCCGCAGCTCAGATTTACAACATGATGATGGAATATCCCGGCAATGTCACTGTGAAGATTGATGGCATCGCAGCCTCTGCTGCATCTGTCATCACTATGGCTGGCACAAAGGTACTGGTATCGCCAGTTTCCATGCTCATGATTCATAATCCAATGACTGCAGCTATGGGAGATACATCCGAAATGCAAAAAGCTATCGCCATGCTAGCTGAAGTCAAGGAGTCCATCATCAACGCCTATGAAATCAAAACAGGTATGAGCCGTGCCAAGCTCTCCCGTCTCATGGATGCAGAAACCTGGATGGATGCACACACAGCTGTCGATATGGGTTTTGCAGACGAAATCCTGGCTAGACCTGCAGAGACACCTGTAGAAAATAATGCGACTGGCCCAATGCTCTTCTCTCGTGCAGCAATGACCAACTCTCTTATGGATAAGCTGGCTGCAAAGTGCCGCATTAAGAAGCCTGAAAAACCGGAACGCTCTGTGGATTCTCTCATGGAGCGTCTTGACCTAATCAAACAATACATTTAATGGAGGTATTCAACTATGACTATTTTAGAACTGCGTGAAAAGCGCAATACAGCGTGGAATGCTGCAAAAGCATTTCTCGATTCTCACCGTACCGAAAAAGGTACTCTTACTGCCGATGACGATGCTACTTATTCCAAAATGGAACAGGAAATCGCCGATCTTGGTAAGGAAATTGCTCGTCTTGAAAGACAGGAAGCGTTGGAAGCCGAGCTTAATAAGCCGGTAAACACGCCTCTCACTTCTAAGCCGGGAAATTCTGCCACCGATAAACCTGCAAAAACTGGTCGTGCTTCTGATGAATACAAAAATGGTATGCTTCAGGCACTCCGCACCAACTTCCGTCAGGTATCTAATATTCTGCAGGAAGGTGTGGACGCTGACGGCGGTTACCTTGTACCAGAGGAATATGACAGTCGTTTGATTGATGTCCTTACCGAAGAAAACATCATGAGAAGTCTTGGACATACTATCACGACTTCCGGCGAGCATAAGATCAACATCGCTGCTACGAAACCTGCAGCTGCATGGATTGAGGAAGGCGGCGCACTTCAGTTTTCTGATGCGACCTTCAGTCAGATCCTTTTGGATGCGCACAAGCTCCATGTAGCTATCAAGGTCACCGAAGAACTTCTCTATGATAACGCCTTCGACCTTGAAAATTACATCATCGATCAGTTTGGTAAAGCTTTGGCAAATGCCGAAGAGGATGCATTCCTCAACGGTGACGGTTCTGGCAAACCGACAGGACTTTTTGCTACAGCTGGTGGCGGTATGGTAGCCGGTACACTTTCTGCTGCGATCAAGTCGGATGATATGCTTGACCTTGTATACGCTCTTAAGCGTCCGTATCGCAAGAATGCAAGTTTCATCATGAATGATAAAACACTGGCACAGCTCCGCAAGCTAAAGGACAACAATGGTGCATACATCTGGCAGCCATCTTATCAGACCGGTGAACCGGATAAGGTACTTGGCTATGCCGTTCACACATCTGCATATGCACCAGAAAACGCCATCGCATTCGGTGATTACAGCTATTACAACATTGGTGATCGTGGTACTCGCTCCTTCAAGCAGCTCACTGAGCTTTTTGCAGGCAACGGTATGATTGGCTATGTAGCAAATGAACGTGTTGATGGCAAACTTATTCTTCCAGAAGCAGTACAGATTTTGAAACTCAGTGGTTCTTCTAAGGGCTAAGCATGAAAGGTAGTGTCTTCTTTTATGAGGGCGTTGCCTTACTTTTATGATTGGAGGCGATAAACGATGATTGTCACTTTAGAAGAAATGAAGCAGTATCTCCGAGTGGATTTTGATGATGACGATTTTCTCATCGAGACGCTCATCACATCAGCTACACGCCTCTGCATGGATATTACAAGGCAGGATCAGGATGCCTTTGAAGAAAGTGAGAATGCAAAGCCTGCTGTCTATTATGCGGTAGCCTACCTCTACGAACATCGTGAGGAAGCTGACCATCATGCTCTGACACTAACTTTACGCTCTCTTCTCTTCGGTTCCAGAAAGGAGTCCTTCTGATGAATATTGAGCTACTCAATGTCCGCATCTACATTCAGAAGAATGAAGTTATCTCAGATTCAATTGGAAATCGAAAGAACACATGGAAAGATTATTACACCTGCTATGCCACCGTTAGTGCGGAAGCCGGAAAAGAATCCACCGATGCCGGTCTTATAGTCGACGATTCCAAGATTGATTTCACGATCCGTTACTGCAAGAAAGCTGCTGTCCTCACCTCTACTGGATATCGGGTGCAGTTTGGAAGCGAAATATATGACATTTTAGCAGTAGACCATATGAATTTTAAGCGAAAATGTATCAAACTCTCCTGCCAGAAAGTGAGGCGATGAAATGGCCCAGAAAGTTAAAATTGACGGTCTCGCCGAAGCAGTTATGAAGGAACTCACCGAATATACTGACCTTGCAACAGTAGATATGAAGGCCGCTGTCAAAAAAGCCGGTAACACTGTAAAGAAGCAGATACAAAGTACTGCTCCAAAAGATACTGGGGCCTACAGCAAGAGCTGGTCTGTAAAGAACACAAAGGAAACCTCCAAATCGCTGGAGGTCACTGTGTATTCCAGGAATCGATATCAGTTGGCTCATCTTCTGGAATTTGGTCATGGTGCGATGCGTTCCTAATTGAAAAGATTAGGCACTAATAAAAGAACGCAGAGTTCTTGTTAGGAGAACTGATAATCTGAAAAGTGGAATGAAGGAGTAACGTCCTGAAACGCTTTCCCTGATACTCCGATTAGCGTTTGTATTTGTAGTATAATATGAATGTTAAAAGCTCGGTAAAGTCGGCTGAGAGATACCGTAACTTGTGCAAACAGAACGAAAGCTGTCCGGAGGCGGATGGTGTATCCCATAGGTCGGGGGTCTATAAAACAGATATGGTGAGAATGATAGAAATATCTGACGAACTTGCGAAAGTAAGGGTCTATACTTTTGAGGTACAGAAATGTATCTTTGTCTGAGAAAATGGCAGTCAGTGTGGTAAAGTAAAAATCGTGACTATGAAATTCCATATAATGTTACAGGCATTATCAAGCTGACAGGCTCAGAGCAAGCACCTAAAAAATGTATGCAGAGATAGGATTATCGGAACGCAGAAATGTTGGAACATTTATTCAAACCTACTACAAGGGAATGTTTTCAGAGAAAGCAGAAATGTATAATCTGAATTTATCCAACGGAGAGTAGTGGCATTATCGATGAAACTCTTGTAATGAGAGTGGAGAAACAGCCACAAGTCAATATATGATTAAAAAGTGATAGGCAATTAATTTCATAGCTTCGAGTATGATTTAGGAGGAAATCCGAGAAAAACAGTCCGAAAGGAGTGTTGCCTATGACAAAACAGAAAAGATTACGCTATCTTGAATATTACAATTTACAAAAATGCTTCGATAATCTGTACGAAAAAAGCAAGCAGGGTGATATTTTCAAAAACCTCACAGAACTGATTTCAAGTGAGGAAAATATACGACTTGCGTACAGAAACATCAAGCGGAATAAAGGCAGTTTTACAGCAGGAACGGACGGTATCACAATAAAAGACACTGAGAAGATTTCTGTTGAAAAATATGTAAAAATAATTCAGAGTAAATTACAATTTTACAGCCCCAAACCTGTAAGACGTGTTGAAATTGAAAAGCAAGGCGGTGGAACAAGACCTCTTGGAATACCGACAATGACAGACCGGATTGTACAGCAATGTATATTACAGGTTTTAGAGCCGATTTGCGAGGCTAAGTTCCACGAACGCAACAACGGTTTCAGACCAAACAGAAGTACCGAAAATGCACTTGCACAATGCTACAGAATGATACAAAAGCAAAATCTGCACTTTGTTGTGGATATAGACATCAAGGGATTTTTCGACAATGTGAATCATTCAAAACTGATACGTCAGATATGGGCAATGGGTATACAGGATAAAAAGCTGATTTGTATAATTAAGCAAATGCTGAAAGCACCTATTATTATGCCTGATGGCACAAAAACTTATCCTACAAGAGGAACACCGCAGGGAGGCATTTTATCGCCGTTACTGTCAAACATCGTTTTAAACGAACTTGACTGGTGGATTACGTCACAATGGGAAAGTATTCCTACAGAAAGAGAATACAAATGCAGTGTGAATAAAAATGGGTCTGTAAGTAAAAGCAGTGTTTTTGCTGCCCTGAGAGGTACAAATCTTAAGGAAATGTATATCGTAAGGTATGCAGATGATTTTAAAATCTTCTGCCGCAAGAAAAGCGATGCCGAAAAAATATTTATCGCAGTCAGAAAATGGCTTAAGGAACGACTGAAACTTGATATAAGCGAAGAAAAATCCAAAGTTGTAAATCTCAGAAAACACTACTCTGAATTTTTAGGATTTAAGATGAAAGCAGTCAAAAAAGGCGGTAAATACGCTGTTAAATCACACATGACAGATAAAGCTGTCAAAAATACAGAAGAAAAACTAAAGAAACAAATTGAGAAAATCCAAAGACCTAAAGATAAAAATCAATCGGTTTATGAAATCGAAAGATATAACCAAATGGTTGAGGGTATTCAGAATTACTACAGATCTGCCACACACATAACAATTGACTGTGCCAATATTCAAAGGAAAATAGCTGTCGCAATGCAAAGCGGACTGAAACATCGGATGAAGAAAAAAGGTACAATAAACAATCCTCACATAAAAGAAAGGTATGGGACAAGCAGACAACTTCGATTTATAGACGGCAGACCACTTGTTCCTATTGGGTATGTGCAAACAAAATTCCCGATGTACAAAAAGAAAAGCATTTGTAAATACACTAAAATCGGGCGTGAGGAACTCCATAAAAACTTACGCTTTGACAACTATGTGCTTACAGTTATGAAACAAATGCTATCAAATTACAAAAATACGGACAGTATAGAGTACACAGATAATCGTATTTCTCTTTATGCCTCACAGTATGGAAAATGTGCAATTTTAGGTACTATACTTGATATTGATGATATTCACTGCCATCACAAACTTCCACGAAAACTGGGCGGTAAGGATAATTATCAGAATTTAGTTATCGTTCATAAAGATATACATACTCTTGTACACGCTGTCAAAGTGGAATGTATCAGCAAATATCTGTCAAAATTCAGTCTGAATGCAAAACAAAAACAAAGATTAAACAGCCTTAGAAAAATGGCTGGTAACGAACCGATATAAATATGTAATCTTAAAGTTTTGAAATCGTTGCAATCGCATAAAAATCATATATTGAGGGAACGCCGTGTGCGGTGAAAGTCGCATGCACGGTGTGGAACGGGGGAAAATCCGAAGATTATTTCAAAGGATTACCTATCGTTATCCAAGCGTGGCGGTGGCCGTGTGGCCGGTCGTTCCCACATCGCTCCTGCAGAAGAAGCCGGTATCAAAGAACTGGAATCTGAGATTGAGAGGTGTCTGAAAAATGGATAGATTACTGCAAATCCTATCGGAGATGGCCCTTCCCTTTGCCTATGATCACTTTGCTGAAGGAGAATCGCCAAATCCACCATTCATCTGCTACCTGCTTCCGGGAAGCGATAACTTCTCCGCAGATGGCCGTGTCTATTACAAAATCAACGAGGTTCGTATTGAACTCTACTGTAATAGCAAGGACCCGGCATTGGAAGCAACACTGGAAGCTGTGCTTGATGAGCACGGCATTTTTTATAACAAAACAGAGGTCTGGATTGAGAGCGAAAAGCTCTATGAAGTCCTCTACACATTTGAAATGGAGGTTTAATCAACATGGGTAATAAAGTCAAATATAACCTAAAAAATGTTCATGCCGCCAAACTCACTCGTAGTGAGGACGGCTCCTTTACCTACGCTAAGCCGAAGGCTATTCCCGGTGCAGTCAGCATCAGCTTGGATGCCGAGGGTGACAGCTCTCCGTTCTATGCCGATGGCATCGTATATTTCCGTTCCACTGCCAACAACGGTTACAGTGGCGATTTGGAAATCGCACTCATTCCGGAATGGTTCCGTACAGAAATTCTGAAAGAAGAGCTTGATAACAACGGCGTGCTTATTGAAAATGCAACCATCACCGAACTGGAGAAGTTCGCATTGCTCTTTGAGTTTGATGGTGATGTCAGAAGCATTCGCCATGTGCTTTACAACTGCACTTCCTCTCGTCCGTCCATTGAATCTGAGACTAAAGAGGATACCATCGAGCCGGGTAAAGAAAAGCTCACGCTTACTGCTGATCCTAGAGAAGATGGTCTCGTCAAGAGCCGCACCGGTGATGCGACAGACGCAGAAATTTATAAAAACTGGTACCAGCAGGTTTATGTGCCGGTACCTAAGACAGAAGGATAAGGAGGACGTAAGACATGTTAGAAAAAACAATTACAATCGGTGGTAAGCAGGTCAAATTCCGTTCCTCCGCTACTATTCCCAGACTCTACCGTGCAAAATTCAAGCGTGATATCTTCAAAGACCTCTCACGCCTTGAATCATCCTATAATGGTAATTCTGATGATGGTTCATCCTTTGAGATCGAAGACTTGGAGATTTTTGAGAACGTGGCCTATATCATGGCCTACCATGCTGACCACAGTATTCCGGCAACCATTGAAGAGTGGCTGGATGAATTTGAGATGTTCTCCATCTATGAGGTACTTCCTGAAATTCTCGAACTCTGGGGCATGAACCTTCAGACAGAAATTGAATCTAAAAAAAACTTCATCGCAGTAGCCGGGAAATGACCACACCGTTGTTTCTCCTGCGTTGCATAGAAATCGGTATCTCTATCAGAGACCTTGACCTTTTAACCATTGGAATGGTGATGGACATTTGGACAGAAAAAGCTAATGACGATGTGAAATACCAGCAAATCGCAACACAGGAGGACTTCGACAAATTCTAAGGAGGTGACGTACAAGTGGCAAACCGAATCAAAGGTATCACTGTTGAAATCGGTGGTGATACGACCGGCCTGGATAAAGCCTTAAAGTCTGTCAATACTTCAATCCGCTCTACCCAGTCTGCCCTGAAGGACGTCAACCGCCTCTTGAAGCTGGACCCTTCCAATACGGAATTACTCTCCCAAAAGCAAAGGCTCTTGAAAGATGCCATCGCAGCCACAAAGGAAAAGCTGGATTCACTCAAGGTAGCACAGGAGCAGGCTAAACAACAGCTGGAAAATGGCGAACTCGGTCAGGACAAATACGACGCTCTCCAGCGTGAAATCGTAGAGACTGAGGAAGAATTACGACGCCTGCAACAGGAAGCTGCCACTACAAACACTGCACTTTCTAAAATAGATGTGGCTGGTCAAAAGATGGAGGCCGTTGGCAATTCCATCGCTGGCGCCGGTAAAAAGATGATGGGCGTGACCGCCGTAATTGGTGGTGTCGGTGTCGCCGCAGTAAAAACAGCAGCTGACTTTGACTCTGCAATGAGTCAGGTAGCTGCTGTTTCTGGTGCTACAGGTAAGGACTTTGATGCTCTCAGAAATAAAGCCCGTGAAATGGGTGCTAAAACTAAGTTCTCTGCAACAGAAGCCGCAGAAGCTATGAACTACATGGCGATGGCCGGTTGGAAAACGGAAGATATGCTGGATGGTATCGAGGGTGTCATGAACCTTGCTGCTGCCTCTGGTGAGGACTTAGCAACAACTTCTGACATCGTAACCGATGCACTGACTGCCTTTGGACTCTCTGCAAAGGACTCCGGTCATTTTGCAGACATCCTTGCTGCAGCATCCTCCAATGCAAATACAAATGTGTCCATGATGGGTGAAACATTCAAGTACTGTGCTCCTATCGCTGGTGCGCTTGGTTTCTCGGCAGAGGATACTGCGGAAGCAATCGGTCTTATGGCCAATGCCGGTATCAAGTCTTCTCAGGCCGGTACCGCCCTTCGTACTATTATGAACAATCTTGCCGGTGATGTAAAAATCAGTGGTAAGGCCATTGGAGATGTCACTATTGCCACTACCAACGCAGATGGTTCCATGCGTGACCTTTCTGATATTTTATCTGACTGTCGTTCTGCTTTTGGAAACTTAACAGAATCCGAAAAAGCGCAAGTCGCTGAATCACTTGTCGGTAAGAATGCCATGTCCGGCTTCCTAGCTCTAATGAATGCTGGCCAAGGCGATATTGATAAGCTTTCCTCCGCAATTGATAACTGTGACGGATCAGCTGAAAAAATGGCTATGACTATGCAGGATAATCTTACTGGTCAGCTTACTATCTTAAAGTCTCAGCTTCAGGAGCTTGCCATTTCTTTTGGTGATATTCTGATGCCTGCTATCCGCTCCATCGTATCGAAATTGCAAGGTTTCGTGGATAAACTTAACGGAATGGATGAAGGTACCAAGCAATGTCATTAACTTAAAGCAGCCCTTGAATGGCAGATAGAATGTCTGGAAGAATCGAAATTACGAGGGAATGAGCGATTTGGACGGATTGGAGAAAGATGCTTAATGATGTCTGATTTGAGAGCATTTAGGGTACGCA